CTCATAGCCTCCATAATGTCCTTGCTTGGCCCCTACATAGGGTGGGTCTATGTAGTGAAAGGTGTTAGAAGTATCTCGTAAGGCTATAACTTCACAAGCATCAGTATTGTCTATCTGTACGTTCTGCAAACGAGCGGAATAGATGTCGGTGAAGTTGGCTATCTTGTTGTTAAGGACTGACACGCTCTTGCCATTGGTAGTGATACGACAGTTGCCTACTTGATTGGAATAACCACAATTAGTGGCATACCAAAAAGCCCATGCTCGCTGTATTTCACTAAAGACAAAGGGAGAATGATAGATAACCAAAGCTGACTTATAGGCCTCCCGACTTACAATAGAATGCTCCACCAAGGCTTTAAGTTCCACAAAGTTGGTTTGTAGCACCATATAGAAGTTATACACATTGGCATTGAAGTCATTGATGATTTCTGTTTTGGCTTTCTCCTTTGCCCAAAAGACGGCACCTCCGCCAAAAAAAGCTTCGGTATATACTTCATGTTTGGGTATAAGTGGCAATATATAGGGCAACATGGTTTGCTTTCCTCCATAGTATGAAATGGGGGTGCGTTGCCAAATCTTATTAGTTGATTTCATGCTTTGATGTTTTGTAAATCATTATATCTTCATAAGTACTTAGGAAATTCACGCTTGTATTGATTATTATTCGCTCTGTACCTTTGAAAGGACTGGGGAAGTTGTACTCATTGCTAAGAAAATCAAAGAGGTCTAATAGCTGCCCTTTGTTGGAACTGAAATACACATACATGGGCATTGTACTCAAACATTTGACAATCTGCATATAGTCCTTGAGTCTCCAATAATTCACTCCTGTATAGGACGAAACATTGGTGGAAAGATAGGGAGGGTCAAGGATAAATACAACATTCTCTGCCTTGGTAAACTCTTGTATAAGTTCCTTATAATCGGTGCTTCTACGTTCAACACCATGTAAATAGCCCTCACTGCTATAAGGGGTTTTGATAACACAATTATAGAGATTATCCTTTTCCAAGCCTTTTAAGGAGGTAGCATATTTTCCACTAAAGAGCAGACTTGCAGATAAAGAGATAAAATCTACCTTGTCGGAAGGATACTTCTTAATAACCTCCAAGATAGCAGGCTTTAGGTGATCTATTCGTTCTTCTTTGGCTTTTCCCTCTACTATGGGCCGTAATTGAGCCAATATCTCATTGGTGATAGGAATACACTCTAATCGGCGGGCAAAGTTGTCATAATCGTTCCATATGACACGAGCCATGGGTTTTTCCTGCTTGATAGTATGAGATAGCAGTCCTGAGCCTCCGAACAAATCCACATAAGTAGCCTTGTCGGGGAAAGCCTTTAAAGCCTCTTTGAAGTGTTTGACAAACTTCCTCTTCTGCCCTTGAAAAGGAAGAGGTGATTGAGAATAATTTTTCATGAATAATTTTGTTGTTTTAGTTATTCTTTGTACTTTTGTGCCTCTCACGCTAAAAATAGACAAACCCGAAAACCCACAGAAGACATATTGTCCTCCGTAGGGCTTTCGGGTTCATATTTTTAATTTAGTTGGGGAACTATTTAAAAAGCGGAGGACATTTTTTACTGCCGCCTATCCTCCTATTTTAGCAGTGTTTAAAAGTGCTTTAAAAGCGATTTAATCTTCACCGAAACAGTTTTAATCTCCAAGCAACATACACTAATACTCCAACAACTAATATCCAAAAGATATACCTTATTGGCGTGCCCTGTACTTGCTTTTCTACTTGTTTGCTTTGACTTGCTTCCTGCTTTTTTACCTCGCTTTTTTGACTTATCTGATTATTTATAACAAGAGTACTATCAGCCTGATGTAGGCTCTTAGAAATGTTATTTATGGACTTTAGGGTAACCTTTCCGTTTCGTACTCTTATGGTCTCGCTGTCGCCATCTCGTATGCGGTAATATACCAACTCCTTGGCGTTTCCTGTACTATCTTTCTCACTCTCAAGGGTGATTTCATAGGATTGGAATTGCTGAAGGTCAAAAGTGCTTACCTTTTGGGCTTTTTCTACTCGTGTGGCGCTGTCTTTTACCTCCTTCCTTTCGCTCCGCTGCTCTTCTCTGTGCTCGGCTCGGTTTGATTTTTTGCTCCTGCAACTACCTAATAGCAGAAGAGCTAAGAGTAAATACATAATCTTTCTCATACATTACTTTGGAATTTCTTGTTGTTTGATTGACTTTTCAAGCCAGAGGAGTCCCTCTTCCAACTTGGTAATAACAAGGGATAGTTCTCTTGTACGTGGCAATTGTTCTACTTTAGCGAGTAGGCTTTCATACTCTTTTTTTAGTTCTGTCATAATTAACTATTTTACGATTAGATATTTTGATACTCCTCCTTAGCATTGAAGCAAGGACAAGCCTTTTTTACTCCTACAAAGTCTCGGTGCCCTTGTATCACGGCATCGGGATATAGCTCTCTCAGTTCTTTGAGCAGCTTGATGAGTGCTTCCTTTTGAGCTTTTGTTCGGGTGTCTTTGGGTTGGAGCGTATTCTTATCCACTCCACCTATGTAACAGATCCCTATACTGTCCTTGTTGTGCCCCTCCACGTGCGCGGGTATTTTATCCACATCACGGCCCTGCTCAATCGTGCCGTCCAAGAGGATTACATAGTTATAGCCTATCTCGTTGAACCCACGTTGGCGATGCCATAGGTCTATGTCTTTAGCCGTGTGTGCTCGTCCTTCGGGAGTAGCCGAACAATGAATGACGAGGTAATGAATGGTACGTTTGCTTTTTTTCATGGTATTTTGATTTTAAATATTAATAAAATTTGCCAATATACCCGTCTTACGCTCCGTCTCAAGCGCATAGGGTAAGTGTTTTGTGATAAATTCTTTTGGTGTCATGTGTTTTTATCTAATACCTGTTTTTTCAAAAACAATTTCCTTGCCTATCATATCTGCAATAGTAATTAACTGATTATTATCTTCATATCTGATATAATCATCATTCTTTGCTATTCTTATATCATAATGTGAATACATAAAATAAAAATTATGTTGTGCCCCATAATTTCCCCTCCTTATTTTTCTGCCGTTAAGAATCATATTTCCAAAACATTCTATAGCAAATCCTATATCAGGAGCATTATGATTCGTTTCTCTCCCTACTAATAGTGTTTTTATTCTCTTATTAAACTCACTTTGTGATCTTCCATCATAGAATATCTTAACAATATAATCATTACCTTCTTGTACAAAGAAAGTTCTTTTAGAGTTGAAATGAGAATTCTCATTATCTATGTGATCCTCCGTTGCATATACAATAGTGCTTTTGAATTTCTTGCTATTATCATAAAAAGGAGGAATAAGATTTGTCTTAGGAATTGAGAAAAAATCTTTAAATCTAAAAGACATAAAAAGAGGCATAGTACTTCCCCCCCAATCAAAATATTGTATCGAATTCATCTTATTAATCATTTGTCATTTGTCACTCGTCACTCGTCACTATACATTACGTATATCCACATATATCTTATTCCCATACACACTCACTACTGCTGTGGAGCCTTCCCCTCCCTCTTGCATATTATGACTAGCCCCTGTATAGACAATTTGCTTGCCATTGTGCGTGAAAAAATTGACGTGTCCTGTAGCGAAACACTTGCGGAAGGACACACTATCCAGATCCTCCAAGCCTGTCATATCCACCCCTGTAATGTTTTCTAAGAATATAGTAGCATTATTGTGGGCGTGTGTTAGGGTAATACTACTGCTGGCTCTTGCATTGTTGGAGATAAGCAAGTCTTCAGGAGCAGGAGACCAATTGACTAAGGTATTACCCTCAAATATGCCACAGGCGTAGAAGAGCCAATCCCCTTGTAAGGAACTAATGCCAAAAGCACCCTCCCCTATATCAGGTACATTGACTTTTGTCCAAAACAAACGCCAACCATCACCTAGGGCTTTGCTCTCACTCACTGTACTTAACGCACTATAGGTTTTATCCCATTTTCCAAAGTTAAACTTTCCACTAGTCAGGGGTTTGGCGATAAGCATAAATATCAAATCCTTGTTGGAATAATTATAAGGTGCCAAGGAAAACGTATACTGAAAATTGCCATTGTCGACAGGGCGATACACTTTAACTACTCTCCCAAATATACTATCAGTATAATCTGTTGCATTTCCCGATAGTAGATTAGCAAATTTACTGGTCTCAAATCTTGATTTCAAAACAAAGTTTCTTGTCCCCACTTGTATCCTCCCTATAGCCTCCTGTATTTTTTCTTCGGTAACTATGGCTGGCTTCCCGTCTATATCGTCCCAGTTATGTCTATGCTCATGTGGAGCATATTCTGGGTGAGTATGCCCCAATTGTGAGTACCTATCATCGTGGGTATGCCCAAGAAGCGCATAACGGCCGTCAAGGCTAACAGTTAGCCGTTGACCATCGCTTCTTACGCCTGTGAGTACGCCTGTCTGTTCGTTGAAGTTGAGAGAATTTAGCTTGATGTCAGCCAAGTTTTCGGGAAGGGTATCATTGTCCGTAAATGGCGCTTGTATGGCTGTCCCATCGGCGAAGGTTATGGTGATGATCTTATTCACATCGCCCGTTACGGTGAGACCAACTACACGCTTTTGAGCATTATCTTGGTTAGTACGTTTTTCCTCATTGGTATAGTCATTTGAGGTAAGGGTCTTACCCACTTCCTTATCCACTTTACGGTCAAAGAGTTCACTGTGGGCTTGGCTATCGGTGAGATGGTTTCGCAGCTGTTCTGCGGAAGCAGTACCCTGTAAAGCTGTAGAAAGCCCTTCTACTTTGTTCATAGGGATATTCTCATCCTTGTGCCAATAGCTATCCATCCATGCCCAAAAGTGCTCTTGTGTTGGCTTTAGAAAGTTCGCAAATCTACGTTTAAGGGTTGAAATAGGAGTAATCATTTTCTCTGGATTATAAGGGTTATAGGTTTTTAGAAGCCGACAAATCGTATAAACTTAACTATTCGTGAGGGCTGTACATTATCAATAGGTTGTTCTTCTCCATTGAGAAGGGCTTTAAGTTGATAACCTTTTTCTCTTCCCCACTGAGGTATATGGCTACCCATATCCCATTGACCTCCTACTCTATGCCAATCTGTAATGTTTCTTATATTTGTTCCTATTATTTCAAATCCGTCACCATTTTGGTTTTCCAAATCAAGTTTTAGATTAGGGAGGTGTCTAAGTTGTATTTGTTCTGTTTTACTCCCTACTTCCGTACCTAACCTACTAAATAGGGTATCATCGCCTTTATGTCCTACAGGTACTACTCCCCGCATCTCAGTATGTTCAACCCAGCCCTCAGGGATTTCAGAGGCTGGTCTGTCCCATATAGCAACCAGCCCTATAGGTACTGTCTTTCTTACTCGCTCTTCGAGCTTTTCCAATCGCTTAAGGACAGAGTTGTCATCGGAAAGGGTTTGTTGTTCTATTTGTTGATTGTTCAAAATACGCTTGAAGCTGGACCAAGGATAAGTTCTGGTGCTATTGCCAAAGGTAGCTACCTTTTGGATATAGACATTCTTTGACGAGCCATCTTCAAAGGTCTGTGGGGTTTGGGTCTCTTTGATAAAGACGGTAGCTCCTATGGTAGTTCCCTCAAAAGGATATAGTTCCCCTTCTATGCACACCACACCATCGCTAATGGTATTGCCCACTTGTTGGCAACCTGATACAATGGCCAAGTCGCCCGTTAGTCCGCTGATAGCATTGAATATCTTATAGGTGTTCTGTATGAAATTGAGTGTTTCGGTCGTTAGAGGAAAACCTCCCGCCTGGTTACAATGGATAATATTCATTTTGTTTAGTTGTTAGTGATTGGTTAATCTATAAGGCAATCATATAGCGTTTGCTGGCCAATTTGTAGAAGTCAATTAGGGCTTCCATTTCAAAGAAACGGTAACGGCCTATCTCTGATGTAGGTGTCTTTTGGCTGTCCCATACCTCTTGGGGTACTTTGACGATAAAATCAACACCAGTATCGGCATAATCCACACCACGGCGAAGGCACATAGTACCTAAGAACTTAGGCTTGCGCTCGGCTTCGGTATAGATGTATTGGCTTTGGTACTGGCTACCCTCAAGGATACGGATACGCCTAAGAGTGGGGTCAAAAGTATCATTAAGTGCCTTGCGTAGGTAACATACCTGTCCGTTGAGCGACAATTTCCGAATGTCAGCTGCTCTCTTAAGGGTAAAGTCATAATGCAACCTTCCTATGGGAGCTACTAACATTCTCATCCAGCCTACTAATTTAGCTTTGCGCAAAAAAGTAGGGATCAGCAATAAACTTAGTTTTTCTATGGAAAGCTGAAATATTCTCATATTCCTTACTATTTAGCAATGTAACGTATCCGTGATTCATTCCAATCTACCTCAAAGTAGCCACTATAAGGGATTTGAGATACATTGATATTCTCAAAGGATCCATAGCCACGTGTATTGGGGTCTATCCATGCCGTGGTTACTTCCTTAAGGTGTGGGATCTTGACCCCATTGACAGCCTGCAAGGCGTCGACAAGGTGAGCTACAATAAGCTCTCCATTGAATGGTAGGTGCTTGAGATAGGTCTCTATGGCCTCCTTAACTGGGAGTTTGGCCGAGAGTATATCCATACCATTACTATCCAAGACAAGCGGGTCATAATACACGTCTAAGCTAAGCACCAATTTGTCGGGCAGGTAGTTAATCACGGTTGCTCGTACACCTGCATCTTTTATTTCGGCTATGTAGCCCTTGAAAGCATTATGTTGATCTTCTGTAATAGGTAGCAAGCGCCCGCCACTTTCGGTGGCTATCTTGACAATCAATCGGCCGTCTTCGCTTTCCACAACAGCCGAGTACTTGACTATCTTGCTTGCCTCTATTTGCTCCTCAGTATGTCCTTGGTTGTTGAACTTATCACTTTCAGGCAAAAGGTCAAAGCCGTACTGAAAGGCAAGGGCTTTACTTCGGTACCAACGTGCAGTGTGAGGGGTAAGCTCGGCAAGGCGTTTGTCTATATCTGCCCTATGTAGGTCAAACAGCTTCTCTAAACTCCATATTGCTACTGAGATGATATAGACCCACAAGCGCCATATAGCTACTTTGGAGGCGCTATTAAGTTCATTAAGGGCGGGCTCTTGAGTCTTGGCCTGGTAGATGAGTTCTTGTATTTCTTGAATCGTTCGTGCCATTGTTCAGTTGTTAGTGGTTAGTTGTCAGTAGTTTAGCCTCCTACTACAAAATCAAGGTTAATTGCCCAAATACTGATACCTTCAAGACGTTCCAACACTTGCTTGTCTTCTTTGGTGAAAGCCGTAGCAGGTTGGATGTTCTTTGCTGTGTAATACGCCAATATTTCTTTGTTAGTGAATGCTTCAGTTGGTAGTATTAAGATTTTACCTGCTTGTATATCATCGGTGATATTAAGGGCATTAGCTTCTGCCAACTCAAAGATACTCTCAATGGTACCTGTGTGTTGCAGGGCGAGGTCAAGGAGTGATTGGTTATGTAGGACTGTTATTGTCATCTAATTCAAAAGTTTTATAAAACTTCTTATTGATTATCTTGAGTAGCACCTTCGCAAAGCGAAAGCCTAAACAATCTAAATTTTCCAATAGGCTTACTACTAATTGCCATATAATCCCTATAAGTACTATCCAATAAAGCCAGTGGAAGGGGTCAAACTCAAAGCCTGCTACACTTGGAAAGTCCGCATTAGCCGATAGGGTGTGTAGGATATAGATAATTACCAAGTAAATGGCTATCTTTAGGAGCATACGCCCAAATTTCCTACTCTCGTGTTTCTCGCCTCTTTTCCTTGAGGCTTGTACCCCTGTTATCCATTCAAATACCAACAATACTACAAAAGCGGTAAGGAATAAGTGATTGAAACCAAACAAAAAATGAATGGTAGCAAAGAGAAAGGAGAGTACAAAGTCTATTTTGACAAATAAGGCCGAAAAGGTGTGGCCAAAGGATGATCGTAGAAAGTCGTGAGAGTTCTTAAATCCAAAGCCTTGTAAAATATAATTGAGTGTTATCATCGTTGTTAGTTTATCTTTTAACTAATAGTTCCCTTACCTGTGCCAGTAGTAGCGCCTGTATAAGTACCCGCTTGTAGGGTGATTCCTGCTTGCACCGTTACCACACCGCCTCTGACAAAGGTGTCAATAAGGGAGGCTAAGCGTTCAGCATACTCTTCCATATTCGGTTCGGTTTTGGTAAGCATATCCCGTTGAAGGGAGATAATGCCTTGTTTGAGTTGTTCTTTGTTTAAGCCCATAGTTGGTTTATTTTGTTGTTGATTTCTTCAAACTTGGCTACGTTCTGCGGGGCAAAGTTGCCAGGGCCTGAAGGGGTTTGTATGATAGCGCCTTTAAGCTCAGTTAAAAGGTCATTTAAAAGTTTTTTAAAATTGGCTTGCTCGTTCTTGATTTGGATTTTACCATTTTCAATTTTTAAGCTAAACCCTTCCGAGGTGCATTCTACCTTATCCAAAGCGGAACTTCCCACTACTATAGCCGTTTCTTTGCCTATAAAAGCAACACACACCAGCGAGCCTACTTTGGGTTGAAGGTAGAAGCCTCCTTGTTCCATATCCACCACCAAATACACATCATAAATAGGTGAGGATCCGTCCAAAGGCTCTACATCAGCTGTCTGGTTTTCCTCGTCTACAGAGGTTACCTTACACACTTTGGCATATAGCTCCTGCCCCGTATAGGCTAATTGTTGTATAAGTTGTTTTATCATAATGCATTGCCGAGTTCTATTTTTTGTCGGTAGCCATTGGTGCCGAAACTAATCTCATTCTTTTTCACTAAATAAGTACCCCGATTTCCGTCGGAGGCGTGTATCTCCACCATGTCACACTTGCGTACTTCGGGAGTGCCAAAAGTTTCAAATGAACCCTTAAACCCACTTTGCTTATAGCGCTCTAAGGCCTGCATGGCATACTTCTTTAGCTCTTCCTCCGAAAGTCCGTCGATACGAATCTTAATCACATCGCCGTCTTTGTCGCCATACTCATAAGTGATTTTTCTATGTTTGGTATTGAAGCTCTGTGCCTCTACTCGTACCCTTATATCGTCCTTATTGCGGTAGGTAAAATCCTCCTTGATAATATTCTTACCGTGCTTAAAGAGGTGCTTTTCTCTGTTATCTATGGGGTATTCCAAACCTATATATAGTACCGATTGCCCTTCAACAAATCTAAAGTAGCTACTAAGCATTACTTTGTCCTTTAGCTCTTGTAACTCTTGTGATACACTGGGTTGGGTAATACGCCAGGCGCCTACTTGTATGTTGTCATCTATGAGCTTATAAACGATATTCGTACCCTTGAGCAGGTGCTCTATGATCTCCTTGAGTGAAGCGTTCTTAAAAGCCTTGGGTTCAGCCTTGATAGATTTGAGCAGGAACATACCATCCTCACAGGTAATCGTAACTGGCACCTTGGCATCTACCGAGCGGATATAACCTGCAAAGCGCACTACTAAATCATCATCATACCCCAGCTCTACCGTGATACGATCCCCTCGCTTGATTGGGGGATAGGTCATCTCTGTATAGTTGCCCGTGGGTGCTACTCGCCTCTGCCATTTGATATTGCGAGGCAACTTTAGCTCGCATGTATCGGTAAGGCTTCCCATATCTTCCACAATGCTACATTCGGAAAGTGCTGTAAACACCCATTTTTGCTCGCCCTCTATGGTTATTCTACTACAAAGTCTTAGCATAATTCTTCATTTTTCACTCGTCGTTTGTCACTTTTATCTCGTATGGCTCATCGGAGAGCATTTGTATCTGTACGCTTTGGCGATTGCTATGGGTTTCTTGTTGCAAAGAGAAGGAGGTAACCACGGCTGATTTAATTCCGAAAGCATATAGGAAATCACTCTCCACCTCTACCGCTTCGGGGGTTGTAAGGAGTTTTCTCAGGGTTTCCAGCTGACTTAGTGGATAATCCTGTTTGGGTAGGAGAAACTCCTCATCCGCCTGTTCGCTTGGCTCTCCCTCGTAATCTGTTAGGGCTATATCCAAGGTAATTCCATAGTCGCCATTACTAATATACTCCTTTATAGTGCCGTCACGCCCCTGTAGAGGTGTGGTTACGATGTTGCGTTCTTGAGTAACCGATATAATCACCTCTTGAAAAAGCAGACTGTAGCGCTCGCCCTCATAGTGGGTACTCATCCTAAGGGAAGTCAGCCATGGACGATTCTCCAAGTCTTCTATTGAGGAAAAAGTGCCGTCAAACTCTTTGACCTCTAAGTGCCTACCTGTTTGCATGCCAAAGCGGAAAGCAAGATTAACGGCTGCCGTCTTGGCTATGGTTAGGGGTTGGGGTTGAAAGCTAAAATCTATCATCGTTATTATAGGTTATCTTATAAAATCGCCCGTGCGGCTCACACTTGCCTGTGGGTGCTACCCACCTATCCACCTGCAAAGTCGGCTGTAGCTGTAAGGAGAATCTCTCTTACGGCCTGTAGGAGCTGTTGCCTGTCGAAGCCTCTGTCGGCATTCATATAGATATTAAAGTTGTCCATCATCTTACCAATGGTTAGGTTGCGTACCT